CAACAGAGAAGGCTTTGATAAATTAAAGCCAGTCATTAAAGCAGTTGCAGAATTTATTAGAGACAAAGTTGCGCCAATTCTTAGCGGCGCATTCAAAAAAGCTCTTGAGGTTATTGGCACAATCTTAGGCGGTTTAGTTGATGGCTTTGGCAAGTTAGCTGGATTTATTGGCGATGCTTACAATGCACTTTCTAAATTTGTAAATCTAATTAAAAATAATCCAATTGTCAAAGGTATTGGCGATTTAGTAGATAAAGCCTTTGGAGGCGGTAAAGCAACGGGAGGAGCAGTCAATTCATCCCAGTCTTATTTAGTAGGTGAGCGAGGCCCAGAACTATTTGTTCCCAATACGGGTGGGCGCATTATCCCAACTAATTCTATGGGTAGGCAAAGTATTGTTATTAATGTCAATGCTCCTAGTGCCATAGATGAAGAAGGATTTACTAGAGCGGTAGTCCTAGCTTTAAATAATAGCAATTCTCGAACTGGCGCAGGCGCTCTGCAACTAACGGGCCTATGACAATTTGGAATCCTACTTATCGCGTTAAAGTTGCTGGCACTACAGTCACCAACGCAACTCTCAGCGGTCTTACAATTACTTCAGGCCGAACCGATATTTATACCCAGCCAGTTGCAGGTTATTGCAATGTGACCTTGATTGAGACTAGTGAGGCAGCAGTCCCATTTGAAATAAATGACGCAGTTACAATAGAGGTGCAGGATTCTACGGCAACTTATGTAAATCTCTTTGGCGGCTTTATAACGGATTTGGGCATTACAATTCAGACTTCAGGATCAACTGCTACGAGTCAGCAGATTAGAATTGTTGCAGTAGGAGCTTTAGCCAGATTAAACAGAGCAGTTTATACTGGCAACTTTGCCCATCAATTTGATGGAGACCGCATTGAAGAATTACTTAGCGGCGTATTATTTGACCAATGGAACGAAGTGCCAGCTGCCGAAACTTGGTCAAGCTATGACGCAACGACACAATGGCAAGATGCAGAAAATAGCGGATTAGGCGAGATAGACACTCCTGGTGATTATGAGTTGCACTCAGAGACTGGACTTAATGACACAGTTTATAATTTAGCTTCTAGGTATGCCACTAGCGGACTGGGTTATTTATATGAAGATGCTCAAGGCCGAATTGGTTATGCCGATTCGACACACCGAGGCCAATACCTTGCGACTAACGGCTATGTTGATCTTGATGGCAATCACGCCATCGGCCCAGCTCTTTCCATAGTCAAGCGCGCTGGCGATGTCCGAAACGCAATCACAGTTGGCTATGGAATTGGCAGCGCATCAGAAACTGATGAGGATGCAGCTTCTATATCGCTTTATGGCCAACTAGCTACCACAATATCTACAACCCTTAGGCATCAAGCTGACGCCGCAGCTCAAGCAGCCTTCTATCTTCTTATCCGCGCTTATCCTCAATTTGCCCTACGGCAGATAACCTTTACTACGGCCAGTCCAGAAATTGATGATGCCGACCGAGATAGCTTGCTAAATGTATTTATGGGTATGCCATTGAATATTACTAATTTGCCAAGCAATATGACCGATGGCGAGTTTCAAGGATTTGTTGAAGGTTGGACTTGGACTGCAAGTCTTAACCGTTTAGACCTGACGATGAACCTATCGCCTATAGCTTTCAGCCTTCAAGCCTTCCGTTGGAACTCAGTTCCAGCGGTAGAGAGTTGGAATACAATAAACCCATTACTGGAATGGTATAACGCTACAATTGTGGCATAGGAGACTAAATGGCAACGACTACTAATTACGGCTGGGACACTCCTGACGATACTGATCTCGTCAAGGATGGAGCAGCTGCAATTCGCACATTGGGAAGCTCAGTCGATACAACGACAAAGAACTTAAACCCACAGACAACTACTGGCGCACTTGCTTATAGATCAGCAACCGCCAATGTAAATACTGCTTTGCCAATAGGCACTGCTGGTCAGATTTTAGCCGTATCTGGTGGCGTTCCTGCTTGGATAAATAATGATCAAGGCGATATAACTGAAGTTCAAGCTGGAACTGGTATTTCAGTGGCTTCTGGAACTGGGCCAGTCCCAGTAGTTTCGTATGATTTTCGGGCAGGTTCAGCCTTAACACTAAATGCTCAGACTGCAACTTATACAATAGTTTTAACGGACGCAGACCAAAAACTGGTCACTATGTCCGTTGCTACTGTTAATGATTTTCAAATTCCAACGAATGCCAATGTTGCTTTTCCAGTTGGCACAGTAATTAATGTTATTCAAATCGGTGCAGGTCAGACCACAATTAAGGCAGTTACTTCAGCCACTACTACAATCTCATCAACAGGAGCTTCTGCAATCGCACCTAAGTTGAGGGCTCAGTATTCAGCTGCTTCCTGTATTAAGGTCGCAACCGACACTTGGTATGTTGTAGGAGATATTGCCTAATGAGTTTAATCGGGATTATTGCTTCACAAAATTATCCGCGTTCAGTCAATTTCACACTTGATTATCTAGTTGTTGCTGGTGGTGGGTCAGGTGGTGGTTATACAGGTTATGCTGGCGGTGGTGGTGCAGGTGGTTTGCGTTCAACTGTGACTGCAACTGGTGGTGGCGGAAGTTTAGAAAGTGCTTTAACTGTGGCAACTGGAACAAATTATAGCCTCACCTGCGGTGCTGGTGGAAGTGGTGCAAGCGCTGGAGCGAATGGAACAAATAGTGTATTCAGCACAATCACTTCAACAGGCGGTGGCAGAGGTGGATACTATGACGGCGCAGGTAACGTTGCGGCGGGAACTGCCAATGAAGGTTATGCAGGTGGAAATTTTGGTACATCATCTACTGGGGGCGGCGGTGGCGCTGGTGCTGTCGGCACTAACGGCGGCTCAGGTGTTGCTGGCACAGGTGGTGCGGGTGTATCGGTAAGTATTTCAGGTAGTAGTGTCACTTATGCTGGTGGCGGTGGTGGAACAGTGCAAGGCGGCGGGGGTGGCGCAGGTGGCTCTGGTGGCGGTGGTGCAGGTGGCGTTGATTCAACTATTGGAAGTAATGGAACAGACAATCGCGGTGGCGGTGGTGGTGGATCAGGCGGTCTTGCCAGCGCGGGATCAAACGGCGGTAGCGGTGTAGTTATTTTGCGTTATCCAGATACTAGAACAATTACAATTGGCGCAGGTTTAACAGGAACAGAAAGTGCTGCAAGTGGCGGTTACAAGCGAGCCACTATTACTGCTGGCACAGGAAATGTGAGTTGGGCATAATGGCACATTACGCATTTTTAGATAATAACAATGTAGTAACAGAAGTTATTAAAGGCATTGACGAAACTGAACTCATAGAAGGTTTAGACCCAGAAACTTGGTATGGTAATTTTAGAAGCCAAGTCTGCAAGCGCACTTCATATAATGGCAATATCCGCAAGCAATATGCAGGGATTGGCTATACCTATGATGCAATCAATGATGTATTTATTGCGCCACAACCTTATCTATCTTGGTCGCTAGATCAGAATTATGATTGGCAACCGCCTATTCCTAGACCTGTAGGTATGTTTTGGTATTGGAATGAAGATAGCCTAAGCTGGCTGGAACAATCTTTATAGATAATGAATAGACTATGTGCAGCGGGCGTTCAGTTAAGGGAGCAAATCGACGATGATTATCCTGATCGCGATAGGAAGTCTGATGGTTGGATTGCTGACGCTCGTCACCTTGCTAAAGGTAGTTCTGACCATATACCAATCAATGGAATCGTTAGAGCTATAGATATTGATTCTGACCTATCGGCACATAAAGAAGAAGCTTATGCGCTGGTCGAGAAGATTCGTAAATGCGCCAAGAAGGGGGATAAGCGCATTAAATATATTATCTACGATGGAAAGATTATGAGCCCAATACTGGGCTGGAAGCGGCGTAAATACTCAGGCCCTAATCCTCATCGTTCCCATTTCCATATTAGCTTTACAACTTTGGGAGACAAAGACAGCAGTTACTTTGACCTAGAAGGAGACAAGAATGAGCGACCTAAAAAAGATGGCCGAAAGCTGGGCAAAGACATTCCTAGCGACAGCACTAGCGACCTACCTAGCGGTGGGATTCGACCTCAATGCGATTGCAAATGCCGCTCTAGTGTCAGTCTTGCCTAGCATAATCAACTGGCTCAACCCTAACTACGAGCGTTACGGCAAAGTCCGATAATGGTTGCAGCTGAACTAGCAACCCTAGTTGCATCAGTTCTGGGTTCTATTGCGTTACTGATTGCTGGCCTTCGCTACATAATTAAATTGGAGAATATTCCAATAGTGTCGCGCCTTGATAAAATGGAGTCTCAGCTAGAATTGGCCCTAGCGAGAGGGGTCAGAAATGGC